CGGCTTATACAGCCGGTGTTCTCATAGGCAAGAGAAAAGATGGTCGCTACCTTGTAGCAGATGTAGTCAACAGGCAGATGGCGGCAGTTGATGTACGAAAGACCATATTACTTACGGCTCAATCAGACAGAGCCAAATATAAGAGAGTTCGAGTCAGACTCCCTAAGGACCCCGGACAGGCCGGTAAGGAACAGGCTCAAAGTTATATCAAAATGCTTGCAGGGTTCGATGTCACAGCCGTACCTGAAAGCGGTAGTAAGGAAAGTAGAGCGGAGCCGGTTGCTGCACAGTGGCAAGCAGGTAACTTCGACCTAATGTATGGAGATTGGAATGAGCCATTCCTCATGCAGTTAGAAAACTTCCCTGAAGGAAAGTTCAAGGATATGGTCGATGCACTTGCCAACGGTTTTGCAGAAATCGAAGCAAAGACATCGTTCAATGTAGGAAATTTGATTTAGTAACGAAAGGGGTGATGGACGCATGGGCAAGGATAAGAATTCACAAAAGGATATGTTGCGAAGATACGCACACCTGATTGAAATGCAAACAGGCCATGCAGTGAGACCGTATCGTGCTGATGGGTATGTCAACCTGATGAACAAATACGGCACACAGAAAGATGTATCGGAAGGGTATCGGTTCCAACAGGAGCCTATCATTCCGGACGATATGCTGACACAGTATTACGAAGGTAATGGATTGTTCGCCAAGATTATCGACACACCGGCAGAAGAAGCCATCAAACATGGTTTCCACCTTGACGGATTAAAGGATGCCGAAATCGAGAACTTCTATGTGGAAGCATTGGATGAATTGGATTGGGAAGAAACCGCCATGACCTGCATCAAATGGGCAAGGTTGTTTGGTGGCTCAATCGCAGTATTACTCGTAAACGACGGCCGTGGACTTGAAGAGCCTTTGGACTGGAAGAACATTCGCTCCATTGATGATATTCGAGTTTACGACCGCTCTTTAATTCAGCCTGATTATTCGAGTATGTTTAACTATCAGGCAGATGACCCATTCCGTACAAGGGGTAGCCGTTTGGGTATGCCGGAATACTATGATGTGTTCAGTAAGTACGGAAGTTTTAGGGTGCATGACAGCAGATGCCTTGTATTCCCGAATGGTACTCTCCCTGAGAATACCACGAACAGCATCTATCAGATATGGGGCATTCCGGAGTATGTAAGAATCAACAAGGCAATCCGTGATGCAGAAGTGGCACACGGAAGTGCAGTAAAACTGCTCGACCGTTCCATTCAGGCGGTGTACAAGATGAAGGACCTCTCAGCAGAACTTGCTACTGAGGAAGGCGAGGACAGAGTACTTAGAAGACTTCAGACCATTGATATGGCGAGAGGTATGCTCAACAGTATCACGATTGACAGTGAAGGTGAGGATTACGACTTCAGGACATTCCAGTTTGGTGGTGTACCTGATGTTATTGATACCACCTGCAACTATCTGTCTGCACTGACAAGTATTCCGCAGACGATCCTGTTCGGCAGAAGTCCTGCCGGTATGAATGCAACCGGAACATCTGACCTTGAAAACTGGTACAACTACCTTGAGAGAATACAGAAAAGAATGATTCGCAAGAATCTCCGCTATCTGTTATCGATTATCTTTCAGGCGGGTGTATATACCGGTGAGATTGATGAAGTTCCGAACATCAAGGTTAAGTTCAATCCGCTTTGGTCCTTGAGTGATTTGGAACAGGCTGATTTGGAGCAGAAGAGAGCGACTATTCAGCAGACGAAAGCAACAACCGCTCAGATTTATGTTGGCATGGAAGCGATTGACCCTTCCGAAGTCAGAAAGAAACTGGCAGACTCCGAAGAGTTTGATGTGGAGAATATGCTTGATGAAGTTGATGAGACAGATTTGTTTGCAGATATTCTGATGGATAATCCGACAGACAATCCTGCGGACAATCCACATATATTAGACCAAGAAGTCAGCACAGAGGAACTTGGCACTGAAAATGGTGGCAATGCTCCGGATGCGGCACCTACTGCAACGAAACTTCCTCAGGATATGAGTGAAGAGGAGTTACAACAGGCAGAGAATACCGATGAGATTGACTACAGTACACAGTACGGAGTAGGAGTTCTCGTTGTTAAGGATGGCAAGATACTGGTAGGAACCCGACACAATGACTTCGGCTACGGATTGCTCTGTGGACCCGGCGGTCATATTGAAAAAGGCGAAACACCGGAAGTCGCTGCATACCGTGAGACAGAAGAGGAATTTGGTATCAGCCCTAAGGAACTGATTCAGATTGGAATGTGTCCAAAGGAACCTGACACCAAGTTGCAGTCAATCGTATTCTTATGTACTGACTATGATGGTGTGCCTAAATCGGTAGACCTTGAGATGGTAAGACCGGAGTTTAAGACACTGGAAGAGATTATGGAGATGGAAGCGTCTCTGTTCCAACCGTTTAGAGACAGCCTTGATGTTCTCATGGGTGCATTTATAAACGGAAATGAATATTCCGAAGAAAAATCTCTTGACATCAGTACGGAAACTGATATAGTAAAGTCAAAGGATAATTCTCATGCAGACCAAGACCGAGTTGGTGCTCCTGACGGAAACCAAAACGCAAGAAAGAATCCGTTGCCTACAGGTGCTAATAAACCTTGTAAAGGTTTTGCAAACAAGAAGAAAGCGAAGAAGCACTTCAAAGACCACGGAGAGCAGATGGGATGTGAGAGTCCTGAGGAGTATACACAGAAAGGTATAGAATTCCTCGCAAAAGAATGTAAATATCCAGTTAAAGGATATGGATGTTCGGATGGTAAGATATGCCGATTTAATAACGAAACTGGTGAATACGCAACAGGATATCCCGGAGAGCAGCTTTGCACCTATTTCAACCCCGGCATAAAGAAAAACGGTGGTTACGATATAGTTCGTGCAAGAGCATATTTTGCAGACAGAATGTTCCAAGACACTGGCAATGAACCCGATTACGGACAAGGAAATTAGGAGGTAGTTTATGAAAACAGAGCATTTATGCCCTATATGTGGTAAGTATATGTTTGAAGAAATTGATTCCTATGATATCTGTGATGTCTGCGGATGGGAAGATGACTCAGTGCAAGAAGCAAATCCTGATAAAGATTACGGTCCCAACGGATGCAGCTTGAACGAGTATAAGTCAATGTATGAGAATGGTAAACTTGACTTCCAACTGGATGGCAAGGCAAGATATGATGAAGGTCTTGATGATGAGGAATAGAGAATGCAGATTAAAGGGGTCGATTTCGGCTCCTTTTTCAGTGCAAAAAATTAGGAGGAAGTATGAAACAAAGCATGGTAGATGATTTGAATATGATACGAGCAAGACACCTCGAACGCAGTTTCGGGGGGGGGCAGAGCTGATGACGATGGTTGGATAACGGTCAACGGAACACATATCCCTATTGATGAAAATGGAGAACTTAAAGGTAGTATCGGGAAGAAGATACAGAGCACAAGTTCCAAGAAGTCGGGTGGAAAGAAGAGCAAAGCGGCTACTCAATCAGTTGCAAAACCGAGTAAGCCGAAAACCACAAGACCTTCTTCAAAGGCGAGAACCAAGATAGAAAGCGAAGTTCTCAAAGAAGCGGGTGGAGATTTCTTTGATGGATGGGGAAATACATCGATTGTGGAAGTACCATCATCAGTATCATCGGCAAAAGATATGGCAACCCGATTGTCTAATAAGTTTAGAGAAGCAGGGTATGATACAGTGTTTTGGAAAAGCAATGGTACTGAATCAACCGAACCGACCACGAATTTTTCTATATGGGGTAAAAACGGAGCAACCGTTGAATACAATGTTTCCAAAGACACTGACAATTCATCAAAAGGCAAGAAATACTATGCAGTCGAATCATCGGATGTATATTGATTCATTGGAGTAAATATGAGACAGAAACATGGTTATCGCAGGGTGTCCTATCTTGAACAGATATGGTACATCCTGAAATGGAAAATTGAAAATGTACTCCGAAAGGATAAGTAGCAGGTGCAGAAATGTATCTGCTATTT